CCATCCTTAATTAGAGGATATTTCATTTCTAGTTTATTCTCTAGTATATTGCGATTATAAATTAGAGCCGCTCTTGATTGAATGGGTGTTTGAGGGCGGTAACTATTCTTACCAACTGCATACTTATTAACATTGCTCACACTCTTTGGAAACGATACTTCCTCAGGTGTAAGGGCAAAGAACTCTTTTTTACATTTGCTAATATACTCAATAATATCTTTATTGTCACCATCAAGGATTAATTTAATCGCACTCCGAATTCTTTCTCTACAATACGCCGGGGTTGACGATTTAATTGCAGAAATTCCGGAGATAGCGATCTTTGGTTCTGCAAACCTTACACCCTCGTTATCCCATACGTTCATTATGTAGTTCTTCTTGGCAACCCATAGCCCGGAAGAGCAGAGTTTTTCCCTCTTCATGTTCAGTTGGCGTTCAAATGCACCTAGATTATCACAGATCAGTTTAAAAGACTCGTCAATACATTCTTGAACTTTTGTTGAACATACTTTATCCATAAAATCAATGGCCTTGCCCATATCAACTCGTTTTCCTTCAAAAATGCGGTTGATAATAGGTTCAAAGTTTATCATAATGGAATCAGTGTCCATGGCAATAACAAAGTCAAATTTGTCAGTGCCAGCGATCTTGTTGAGAAAGGCATTCATTCTTTGCTCTAGCCATCTAATAATAGCCTGACCAGTGTATGTAATAGCCTCGGCGTTTCTAAGATCATAGTATCTAAAGTATTCGCAACCCAAGGTTCCAAATGCCGAGTTTAGAACTGTTTTCTTTACATTCTGATAATTGTTATAAACAGTGATTTTCTTCTTAAGATCCTCGGATGGTGTTTTCTCATATTCGGCCTTTGCGGCAAGCATCATCTTTTTATAGATTACCCGATCATTATAAAGTTTTTCCATTAACTTTGGAAGAAACCCTTGAACATCTTTAGAGTACATTGAACCATTAGCACAAACACTATAATTCGTGTTATTGTTAAAAGTTTCATCTAAAATAGTCTCAACGCTTACATTTGTATTTTTTATATTGACAAGCGTTTCTGGACTTATGTTAAAAGTGCGAATAATTGAAGGATATAGAGAATTTACATCGTATGTAACAACGTAATTAAACTTACCAACTTGAGTTTGTTTTACATATGCACCCTTAAACTTTTCAGTTTTAACAGTGACTTCTTGCCGTTGTGGAATACAAATGTTAGATCGTTTAAGGTAGTTATAAATGATTGAATCCCACATTCTACTTTGAAAAAACACATCTTGGAAGTTGACCCTTGTATCAAAGGCCATGGCCAGAGCTAGACCAATAAGACCCAAGTGTTCTTCCAGTCTACTTACAAGTTCACAGTCCTTAATATTGTAACGTGTAAATTTATCAAAGTCGTTTGTATAAAAATCCGAGAACGTTTCATATTGAGAGTGATCTAGTTTCGTCTCACCCAAGATTTCTTGAGCTACTGTTTCTAGTCTATTATTCTCTAATTTGATTCCACTGAACTTTTTAAACAGGGCAAGAAAGTCAAGACAAGAAACCCCAGAAATATCGTAAACATATTCCTCTCTATTGGAGTTTTCAATCTGTACCTTTCGCTCTTTAATGTATTTCCATACTGATAGTCGTTTTGCATCAGCTTCTGAAAGGGTAACAGCAATTCTGCGCAATAGATATGGAATGTCAAACAATTCACAGTTAAAACCAGAAACAATATCTGGATAATCCGATTCCCAAAACTTAATAAACTGTTCTAGTAGATCTACTTCATTTTTACACTCATAGTAGACATTGTTCTCTACTTGTTCGGAAAAGGGTCTGCTACCCCATGTATAAGTCTTTTTCGTAGTAAAGTCTTGAATTGTTATTAGTAGAACTTCTTCTCTTACTTGTTCAACATTGGGGAAACCATACGTTGATGTAGTCTCAATGTCAATTATATAAATTTTGATTTTGTTAATATCAAACTCAATATTCTCTTCTGGATAATTATCAGAAATGTATTGATTTACGGGAGAAATGTCACCATAGACTGAGAAGTTATCTACATCTTTGTACTTTTCAATAAAGTTCCTAGTTTCCCTAATTGTGCCGGGATTAACAGGCTGTAGATAGTCTCCTTGTAGGGTCTTATACTTAGACTGTTGAAGACTCTTAATAAAAAGAGTTGGTCTATATTCAATTCTATCTTTAAAAGTTACACCATTTTCATATCCCCTGACAAAAATAAAGTTACCAATCTGTTTTACGTTTGTATAAAATCTCATCCGCCAACCATTTTTTGATATTCTTCTTGTAGGTCCTGACTTGGTGTCATTAGAGTCCAAATTTTATCTGAATGAATGAAAAACTCATGGCCATTAGTGCAATATTCAAGGAGATATGGTTCCATTGAACAAGTGTTTACATCTGTGATCAGATAAGGTTCAATCAACTTACAATTTGGCTCATCTCCATTAGACTCAATCTGTTCAATTTGAGTAATTAGAACCATTGGAGGAAATACTACAATCCAACAAGGAACGTTACTTTTTCTTTTAGGAATGGCAATTTTCTTTCTTGATTTATTAACTTCAGGTGCTGCTGCAGCTTCGGGCATTATTATTCTCCATAAAAAGAGGGCGGGGTTATTCTGATATTTGCCAGAACCCCGCCCGTTTGGCGACGATAGTAAGGGAGCAGCCCGATGTATTTAGATCAGGTAGTCTTTCCTTTTCTCGTGTTCTGGCACATAGCGATTCAAGACAATAGTGAGAAGGCCATTCTCAAATGCCACAGAATCAACTTTCCACTGTTCGGGTAGAATTCTCTCCCAACGGAAATTACGATAGGCAACAGAGCGTTCAATGAACTTCTCTGTGGATTTATTTTCTCTCTTCCCTTCAACTACAAGTCTACCACTTTCGGTATAGACCTTTAGTTCAGGGCGATTGAAACCTGCAAGAGCAAGCTCAACACGAAGGCTAGTCTCGGATTGTTCAATAATATTAACCGGGGGATAATTTGAATAGGTTCCCGAAAGTGCATCAAGCCTTTCAAAAAGGGTACTATGACCCAGGGAATACTTATTCAGATCGGACATGAGCCGAGAAAGATCGGTTGTCTGGTAGCGTACTGAAAACATGGATGATTCTCCTTTTTAAGCGAGTTGTTGGAATTACAGGACCCATCAGGCATCCTGCATGACCATATTTAGCAGAGAATCATCCGTTTTCGCAAGTGTGGGTTGCCGAACCTCTTATTCGGTTACCGGCTGTGGTTTCCGCTTACCACCAATAGTGTACTTAGAAACTAGCTCATATTCTTGGCGATCTTTATATGAAAGCACTTTAATAAGACTCAGCGGCGCCATGTCTTGAATTTGTTCGGGTTTGACAATATTAACCAAACCCCAATCACTCAGTAGTTTTGCAATACGATTGCGCCTTTGAATGTCTGAAACAGTTAAAGTGCAGTATTTTCCGTCAAGGGCAAAAAGCTCTTTATAAGAAACAATATAATACTTCCCTGATTTATGAAGAATATGGGCACTTTGATACAATTTCTTTTCGTGCTTGCTTGAAATACCAACCCGTTGTAGGGTCTCTTTTACGACAAGAAATGTATCTGGTTCATCAAGTGTAACTTCAATCATCATTGTAGGATTCCAGTCTAGAAATCCATCTTTATTCAATTCACTCATTTTTTCAATCCACCTTTATTCAATCTTTGTTTGATAAAATTTATCTCCTCTCTATTTAGAAGGCGCAGGGCCTCTAATGCTTTTTTGTCGCTGTATCCATAGTATTCCTTTACCAATGCAAGGTTTTCAGCATTGTGTTTTTTAACCCACGGTGAATACCGTTTTTTCTTCCTTAAGGAATACAGATAAAAGGCATACTGCATTTCCTTTGGAATGTAAGGATATTGGTTCAGCTCGTTAGCAAACAAGATTGTATCTAAATGACCCGAAACACACTTATTGATAATGTACGGATTATAAGAGGAGATATTTTCAGGTGTTTCCCCAATTAGGTTTTCTTTAGTATGGTTTATTGAGTTTAACCAATTTCCTAAGTCCGGGGCAGTCATTATTCAATCTCATCTGGAAGTTCTGAAAGATCATCGTTCGGGTCTAGTGTTTCATCATTCTTACCGAAATAGAAACACTCGTGACAAATTCTAAAGAGTTCAACTAGGACAGCTGAACTAGAGGCATCAATGTATTTAAGACCCTTTCCGTCAATCCATTCTTCAAAAAGATCAACTTCCTTCCATGGATCTCCACCATCATCACCCCATGGGGGAATATCATTGTGCATATGTGGCCCTCAGGTATTCAGGCAGTGACTTGTATAGCGTATAGGCATATGCCCTCTGTTCTTCGGTAAAGGAATCTTTATGTAATTCACTATATTCACCAGATGCTTCCTCACCAAGAATGCCCATAACAATGTCAGGTTTCCAATATTCATATGAAAATGGGTTCTGCCACGTTGAATCTTCCGTAAGGCTATTGAAAAAGACTGTTGCAAGTGTAGCCAGATCTTCGGTTTGATTTCTGTTCATAATTAGCTCCATTTTAAAGTAACAAAAAGTTTTTCAATTAACAAATTCTAATTCGTACATGATTTCAGTAATACATGACATCATGTTGATTTCTTGATCTGCAACTCTTGTTGCTAAATCTTGATACCTTGCCAAAATCACAATACACGGAGGAATCGTTGTCTTAACGATTTCTTCATTCTTC